ACCGTCTACGCCCTGTACGCCTTGAATTCCCTGTATGCCTTGCGACCCAGTAGGGCCAGCAACAGTCGATGCCGCACCTGTTGGACCTGTTGGCCCTGCAACGGTAGAGGCCGCGCCAGTTGTACCTGTAGGTCCTGTCGGTCCAGTATTGCCAGCAGTTCCTTGCGAGCCTGTTGGGCCAGTGTCACCAATTACGCCTTGAATACCTTGAATGCCTTGCGGTCCTGTAGGCCCACCCACGCCAGTTGTTCCAGTAGGACCAGTAGCACCTACAACGCCTTGCGGTCCAGTCGGGCCGCCCGCACCAGTGTTGCCTGTATTACCAGTAGGGCCAGTGGGTCCCACCACGCCTTGTGATCCAGTCGGTCCACCCGCACCAGTTGTACCCGTAGGTCCTGTTGGTCCACTCGCGCCAGCAGAACCCGTAGGTCCAGTTGCGCCAGTATTACCAACAACGCCCTGTATACCTTGTATACCCTGTGAGCCAGTAGGACCAACATTGCCTTGTATTCCTTGCGCACCAGTTGGGCCAGTTGCGCCAGTTAGACCAGTTGCACCTGTTGGCCCCACTACGCCTTGTATTCCTTGCTCGCCTGTTGGCCCCGTTGGGCCAGCCACGGTTGAATTTGCACCCGTAGGCCCAGTAGGTCCACCCGCGCCAGTATTACCAGTTGTGCCTGTAGGTCCAGTTGGGCCGACCTCACCTTGTATACCCTGTATGCCTTGAATACCTTGCGGCCCAGTTGGACCAGCCTCACCTTGCAAACCAGTAGGGCCAGTTGCACCTACCGCACCCTGCGTACCCGTTGGCCCAGTTGCGCCTGTATTTCCTGTAGGCCCTGTTGGCCCTGCAACGCCTTGCACACCTTGTGCCCCAGTCGGACCAGTCGGACCAACATTACCCTGTACACCTTGGTTGCCCTGTATACCCTGCGAACCAGTTGGGCCAACATTGCCCTGTGCGCCTGTGGGTCCCGTAGGGCCAGCATTACCTTGCGACCCAGTTGGGCCAACAACGCCTTGTGTTCCAGTAGGGCCCGTTGGCCCATTAATACCAGTTACACCAGTAGGACCTGTTGGACCAACATTACCTTGTGCGCCCGTTGGTCCAGTAGCACCTTGTGGCCCAGTTGGTCCGGTCACGCCAACCGATTGCAACACGGCAATTAATTGGTGATTATTTGCAAACCCAGTTGTACCTGTGCCACTTGATGTGTCTAATGAAACGGTGTAAGTAACTGATGTATTTGCAACAATAGTTGGGTTGGCGGTCAACGTCCATTTTTGGTAATTGTTGGAATTGCTTTCATCTTGCAAAATTACATGGTCGCCAGTTTTTAAAAACCCTAAAAACAAATCAACGTCAACACCGTTTGACGTTAAATGACTAAACACTAATTGCGTTGCTGACGTTTGCGTTGCGTTATTCCAAAACACATGACCGCTTGTTGGCGTGCCTGATGTTTGATTGGTATCTGCTTGATAGTTATAAAAAGACGATGACCCACCATCAGCACCATTTGCACCAGTTGGACCAGTAGCCCCAGTATTACCAGTAGGTCCTATATTGCCTGTTGGCCCAGTTGATCCAGTATTGCCCGTTGCGCCCGTTGGCCCTACGTTGCCTTGTATACCTTGTACCCCAGTTGGTCCGGTCGGTCCAGCAACGCCTTGGTTGCCAGTCGGGCCAGTTGTACCAATATCACCTTGAATGCCTTGTTCGCCTTGTATACCTTGAGAACCTGTAGGGCCAAGATTTCCTTGAATACCAGTTGGACCAGTCGGGCCAGTAGAGCCAATAACACCTGTAGGCCCTGTAGCACCAGTTGTTCCAGTTGGCCCAATAACACCAGTTGGCCCAGTTGGGCCAATATCACCTTGCACCCCTGTCGGTCCAACAACGCCCTGTATGCCTTGCTCGCCTTGTATGCCCTGTGGCCCTGTTGGTCCAACATTACCTTGTACGCCCGTTGGCCCTGTAGCACCTACATTACCTTGTGGCCCAGTAGGTCCAATATCACCAGTAGGGCCAGTTGCACCAGTGTCACCTGTTACACCTGTTGGACCTGTTGGACCAGCGACTGTCGAATTTGCGCCTGTGGGACCCGTAGGACCTACATCGCCTTGCAAACCTTGTGACCCAGTCGGACCTATATCGCCAACTTCACCTTGTATACCTTGTACGCCTTGCGGACCAGTAGGCCCAATATTTCCTTGGTCGCCCTGATTACCTGTTGGGCCAGTAGGTCCGACCATTCCCTGTGAACCCGTAGGTCCAATATCGCCCTGTGCGCCTGTAGGACCAGTTGCGCCAATGTCACCTTGTGCGCCAGTAGGGCCAACATTACCTTGCACACCAGTCGGACCAGTTGGGCCAGTTTCGCCTTGATTACCTTGCGCACCAGTTGGACCAACATTGCCCTGTATACCCTGTTCACCTTGTATGCCTTGAGGCCCTGTAGGACCGTGGTCGCCTTGAATACCCGTAGGACCAGTAGGACCAGCCACGGTAGAGTTTGCACCTGTAGCACCCGTAGGGCCAGTCGGCCCAATATCGCCTTGCGGTCCTTGTGGGCCAGTGGGTCCTTCTACGCCTTGCACACCCTGTATACCTTGTACCCCTTGTGGGCCAGTCGGACCTTCAATACCTTGGTCGCCTTGGTTGCCTTGTGCGCCCGTAGGACCTGTAGGTCCAATTTCAGTTGATGCCGCACCTGTGGGGCCAGTAGCCCCAGTTGGGCCAATTGCCCCAGTTGCACCAATTGCGCCAGTCGCACCAATAGCACCAGTAGGTCCTTGCGTACCCGTTGGGCCAGTTACACCTTGAGGGCCAGTAGGTCCTTGCGCACCTACAACGCCACGATTAATTTGTATGGTTTGTTGTGCGGGCGGCGCAACTTCAAGATTTATTTGAGGCGCGGGTGTAACTGTCAACAAAATATTGTTGGAGTCTTGCACCGTTACCGAGGTACTGCTCGGCACAGTTTGTACTGTTGCCATGATTACACCTTAACGATTGCATCAGAACGAACAATAAACAACAGAAAAATAATAGTGTCTTGCGCGGGTGTCGCGCCAGCGGCAGGGAAACTAATTTTGATTCGACCAGAAAAACCAACGCCGTTTACATAGTCAATTTCCAACTCAGGGTCAGAGTTAATTAAACCCCAAGCCCCGCTGTCAATTACCAGCGTAAACGAACCAGCGGCATCATCGACATTGGTTACGGTAAGGTTAACTGCTGTGGGTGGTGGCTCATAGTCGGCTATGTCAAACGTTAAGCCATAACGCGAATCACGCACATTGCTTAATGCGCGGCGCACAATCTGAGCATCAATAGTTGCGCCTGTAAGGTCAACGGGTTCGCCGTCCTCGCCAGTCATAACTAAATTCCAAAAGGCGTTTTGTTCCCAAACAAGTTCGCCAGCAATAATTGGGTTGTCAAATCCGCTAACTTGATAAAGTGAATTTTTATTAAATACTGCCATGATGTTTCTCCTGCCTTGGTTAACAGCCCTATGACCTTACAGAGCCGCGAATCATGTCTTGTATTGTGTTAATCAGATTGTCCCATAGGCCGATACGTTGTCAACGGCAATAATTTCACCAGCCGATGAAATACTGGCTATTGATGTTCCGCTATATTTAAACAGCAGTGTACCGCCCGATTCTTCTATGGAAAAATTGCCAAGCGTCAGCGTTGTCCCCATATCCAAATTACCTGTTGAGGTAAGCGTTGCCTTGGTTACCCCGCTGTATTGCAAAAGCAAACTTGTGCCTGATTGAACAAACGCCCAGTCTGTCATTGTTCCAGCCGCTGCACCCAAGTTGGTTCTTGCCGCCGCCGCTGTTGATGCGTTTGTACCGCCATTGGCTAGAGGGACAGCATTAACCAGCCCGTCAGTCGCATCTAGCCGCCCTGATGAATCAAGATTGTTTGCAAGTTGCGAAAGATTAAAAGCCTGTGTCATAGTTGTTCCTTATGCCGCGCCAATTCTAGCGAATGATTGTTGATTTAACAATGTGACGTTGTTGTCAAAAGCCGTGTTAAGTATCCAGTTTGCATCGGTTGCGGTGTAGTCGTATGAAACGCCTTTGGTTAATATTGCGCCATTTGCGTATACACCCATTGCCAACGCATTACTTTCAAACGCATAGGTTAATTGACTTGCTGTTGAGTATGTCACCAAATTAATAATATTTGAACAAGGTACGCCAAGGTTATTATTGGCATATTGGATAATAATTAATTTACCTGTTAACACAGCAGGAAAACCTGTTAGCGTTCCATCACCAGCCAAATCATAATCAATTTCATTTAAAGCAGAACCATTTACAAATAGCATTTCTGCGCCATTAGTTATTCCAAAAGCAGTTGGTAAAAAAGATGAAACACTTGTTAGGTTTTCTTCCCACCGACTAAACGGAGCATATTCGCCAGCCGCACGATAACGATAGACTATTGAATTTATTGCTGGCGCAGTAATATTTGTTGTGAATGTTATAGTTTTTGTGCTTGTGTTTATTGTGCTTACTGTGTATTGCGTAGGCGTACCCGTGTCGCTAAATGTTAACAAATTACCAGCATTAATTATTTGATGAGGTGCATCATTATATGTAATGTAGTTACTGCCAGTTGTTGCAACGGTGATGTTCATCTGCTCGTAAAAAGGGTCAGAACTTACAGCCCTCATGTTATAAACAATAATAATTTCGCCAGCCGCGCACGCCGTACTCATTACGACTGTTGTTGATGTTTCTGTGTAATCTGATGTTGACAGCAATGCGCCGTTTCTAAAGACAAGTATTTGTCCAACAATATGCGTAACGCTAAATGTTGTTTGCGCGGCTGTTGCTGAAAATATTGTTTCAGTAAAAAAGAATTCATCTTGTTCTGTAAAGCCAACAACACGACCATAAATGTCAATCGTCAGCGTTGCCGCACTAGCAGTCTTGGTATATATGCCAGCACCAAAATTTAAAAATCTTTGTAACGATACAACCATTGTACCGCTTGTGCTATTTGTTACAGATACCAAACCATCTGCACTGCTTGCCGCTGTTGTGCCTATGGTTACCAATTGGCCGCTTCGACTATCAAGGTCAATAAAGTTACTGCCATCAGGTAAGCCCGACCAAAGGCTTGGGTCATACAAAGATGTTTCTGTTGGCACAAAGCCGCCATTTAAATTTGCGTATCCAGCGTTGCCTACGTTAAAACTAAATCGGCGACTTTGGCGGTTAGCAAAAAGCAAATAATTCGCAGTGCCAAAATTACTATTGGCTTCATACCATGTGTAATCTTGATAATTAGAACTGCCGTTAGCAGTAGAGTTATTCAACAATCCGTAATAGGCTTTATTGCGCGGGTCAGTTGAAAAGTTTGTTGCGCCATCTGCGCTGTCTGCATATGCAACTGCAATCCATCGTTGCGCATATTGAAACGTTCTTGGTCGCCATTCAATTAAATCGGATGCTGGTGAAAATACACTATCTCCAAGTGAATTAACCATTCGCGCAAACACATACCAATCACCTGATGGCAATGACGTTACTGTAACCACTGGCATTGCCGCACTACTTGTATAGGGCGCATTATTTGGTAATGTTTCTGTTGTGCCTAAAAACAATCGTTGTGTTGTAGTAGGCACTTCATATGCGCTGTACCAAATTTCAGCGTATTGAACAATGCCATAAGGCGATGCAATAGCCGTTACATCAAACGATGGAATATTTGCATATGGGACTTCGTTTGAAATTGTTGGTGCAACTAACGTACCAAAAAAATTAGGGTAAGCAATGCCCGTATTTAACGCTGGTGTAAATTGCTGAATTGGTACATCATCATATACAGCCGCGTTATATTCACCAAGTAAAAGCGTTGCGCGTATTGAGCCATCATCACCAAAAACCTCAGTGACTCTTGAAATTCGAAATAATTTTTCTGTCCATCCGTAATTTGTATTGGTTACGCTAACAACATCGCCAGCCTCAAGTTGCAAGCCTTCATAGTTAATTGAAAACTGTACTTGCAAATCCTCGCGGGCTTCTTCTAAAAACCGATTGGCAAGATATTGCGCTCGTACATTATTGTTTACCAAAGGCAGACTAATTGACTGTTTATTTATAGGTTCATTTGGATATAGCAAGCCGGGGTTTGCAACAGCAAGGTTTAGTGTTACTGTGTTAAATGCATCTCTATTAGATGCATCAGGATATTTAACTTCGGCTATGTTGTAACTGCTTGCTAAATCTGTTGGCGATATTGATATGGCTGTCACAATATTTGAATCAGTTAAGAGCATAACTGATACGTCATCAGGGGTCTGCACTACCACTCCCCATTGCCCTGTAATTTCGTTGTACTTTAAAAGACAATCACACGATGCCGCCATTAACTGCAAATTTGCCATAACAGTTGTATCTGTGTACAACGTGCCATCAAATTTAAATCGTGCTTGCGTTTCACTGCCGCCGCCTGATGGCGTATAAGTAAATGCTCCATTTGAATATGTATTTAATGCTGTAAGTGACGCGGTATCAATGTCTGTAACGGCAATACCAGCACCATATCTTGTCGATGTTAAATAGTCATTAAAACAATCCCCACATGATGTTCGACTATTTGTCACTTGAAATTTTGTGTCAGGCAACCCAGTTAAACCAGCGGCAGAGTTATATGTAATTTCAATAATTGCAAACGCGCAATTGGTCATTGTTTTTGTAGCATCCCACTGGTAAGCCAATGTAGGATTTTGCATAACAGTTATTGCAGACGTACTGCTGTTGGTTGGGGTAGATGAACCATTGCTGTATAGATAAATATTTATTAATCCGTTTACACGCGAGTCATTTTCACCCGTTGAAGTATCAAGCAATGATGACACTGTATAACCGTTGCCTTGAAAATATACTTTTTTTCCACCTATATAAATATCACCAAAACTAATTGCGTCAGGCGATGAACCTGATTCAGTATTTGTTACTTCGCATAATGCCATAACAAAAAACATTGTTTGGTTATTTGATGTAATGCTCATGTCCGTAACAATACCTGCTACAAAGGCTTGCCCATAGACAATAGGTAATTTATTATTTCCCGCTGGCGGTAATTGCACACGACTGCCGGGGTCGGGATTGTTTTGTGTATCGTTCCAATTTGGAGGTTGCGGCGCAAAGGCTTTTGCAATAATTGCTGTGGCAATAATATTGACTGCAAATGCCGTGGCGACATACGCAAATGTTCCAGCCGCCGCCGCGCCCAGTAAATAAGTTGCAACAAGAGTACCCGGCATTTATATTCCCCAAAATTCTTCAAGTTTTTGAAAGCCTAATTTACCGTATTTCAAATCAGGACTGTTTGCCATCTTGCTTATAAAAAAATTAGATATACGGCCTTCTACAATTAGAGCATTACCATAGGCTACATACTCAGACAATAATCTATATGCGGCAGTAGACAATCTTGCATCAGGGTTTACCCAAAAAGCATATTCGTGCATAAGATAATTTTGTGGTGACCAAAGGCTTGGGTTAATTCCAGCAATTAACATCCCGCATATACCTTCATGGTTTACTGCAACTAACAAAATACCTTTGCCCGCAATAATTTCATACAGCATTTTTTCTATGTATGCCGCATCATCAATGCTTGCCAAGAATTGCATAGGCGTGTGATTTCTATACTCGCGCAACATATCAAGTATGAATGGAAAGTCAAACGCTGATGCTTTGCGAATCAGCATTAATTCGGTCTTCCAAAATTAAATTGAAAACCTTCTAACGTTACAACCCTTTCCATTGATGTATCCGCAGGGTCAAAATAAGTCCATGCGTTATTGTTTGTATATCGCCCAGCAGTTCGATTTTGCAAAATTAGTTGAATTGGTGAGGCCGCCAATGAAACCGTTCCAAGATACATACGCAAATCTTCATACCATTGTTCATTAATTTGAAATGAGGTTACATAGCCTGTAAAAAATTTATACAAGCCTTCATTACCGCCAGTGGTTATTAGTTCACCATCGGTATTAAAAAAACCATGCCACATTTGTATATATGATCCTTTGATGGTGCTACCAAGTACCAAGCCAAGCATTGTTGGGTCTATGCCAGTCAGAGTTACGGTTGTTTCATTTGCTGTGCTTTTTATATCGCGTTGCACATCGCCAATTTTTAATAACTCCCCAAGTGCGGTAAATGTGCCTATGCTTGGTATAGTCATTTCAGATGGCGCAGTTGAAAAGTAATATGTTGTTGTGCCGTCATTCAAACTTACAAAGTCTGCAATGCGTATATTGTTTGTTCCGTCAACAGGTGTGATTACATTCATAGGACCGCCTCAAATGCTTTAAAAGAACCGTTCCAAGCAATGTATGAATCATTGGCAAATGGCATCAACATGTAGGTTGGGTATTCACGCAATATCACTGGAAAGGTAATGCCTGTATATGTATTGTCATCCATGCTAATTGTTGTGCCGTATTGTCCAATGACCGCGGTTTGCGTAGTGAGCAATTCTGCAATAAGGTTTCTATGTACTGGTATGTCGACTGTCGAGCCTACACCGCGCACAACATCAGCCGTTGCAATATAAGCGTGTTCGTCAACTTGACAAAAATCGCCAGCCTTAACAATAAATTCCCCTGCGCCCATACTTGGCAAACTACCAAGCACCAAAAGTTTGTTTGCGCTTGCCGTCTGCCATTCGCAAGCGGCAATTTCACCCGATGTCATATCGCCTTGATACGCAATGTAGTTTTCCCAACCCGTGCTTGCAAAACTTAAATATTGCGTTAATGCTTTGTCGTTGATTCGCAAGACATTTAAAATTTCGCGGCTTTGGCTATACAGCAAATAATTCATAGGCCGCATCTCAAATGCAAACGGCACAACTGTTTCATACTCAGATGTGACGATGCGTTGGTTGCGGCTTATGGTTTGCCCAACAAATCGTTGGTCCATAATGCCAACGGATTCCGCTATGGCAAGAATACTTTGTAGGCTCATGTTATTTGCTCACTGGTAAAGACCGTTGTGCCGATTGATTTGCAGACCATACCGCGCTTTTATTTTTGCTTAAAAACTGCGTAGCCGATTGCGTATCAATTGCATTCATGTTTTGAATATACGGCCCGTTGTACACGACTGATGGTTGCCCGCCCATGTAACTAGATGCTTGCATATTAGGTATGACTGTGCCACGGCGTTGCGGAATAAATAACTCAGGGCCGTTTTCGCCCACAAGGGTAGGTCCATCAATTTCACCGCCAGCCGCCGCAACTGCTACTTGTGGTGTTGCGCCACCCATGCTCATACCACCAAAGCCGCCAAAGCCCATTGCCCTCATACCCATCATTACCAATTGCATGGCTTGAAATTTTAAAATCATTGCCATGATGTCTTGAATAATGCTTTTGGCAAAATCTTTAAACGTGACTTTTCCTCCACGTGCAAAATTATCAATTGCGCTGTTCATATTGCCAATTGCCGCACCAAACATATCCGCGCCAAGTTTGCCGTAGTTCTCAGCATCTATTGCAAATTGTCGTGCCGCTGATTCAAAGCCTTCGCTAAACGATTTGCGTCTTGCTTCCTCATCCATAATGGCTTGTTTACGCGCAGCACTGAGTTGCTGTTCAGCACCAATCAACTCTTGTATACGCCTAACTTCAGCATCATATGCTTCACCCTTACCCATTGATGCGGCATTAGCAATTTGGTTTTCTAAATCTAATATGGTGCGTTTTGATTGAATTACTTCTTGCGCTATTCTGATTTCGTTATCTCGCATTTTGTAGCGGTTAACTTCTAATACCATTGATTCATTATCAAGACCAATTGCTCGTTCTTGAAAGTTTTGGGCAAGTTGCAGTAACTCTATTTTCTTTTCATAATTTTTGTTAATAATTTTAGTTTGTGCTTCCTCTCTTTTTTTGTTGTAAATAAGTTCAAGTTCATGTGCCATTTCTGCCGCTTCACGTTCTTCTACTGATTGCCCAATCACTAATTTACTTTGTAAAAATCGATTTTCAATGTTTGATCTTTCATGCGCAAAGTTATAACGTATCTCCTCTAACTGCGCGGCCTTTTCATCCATACCAATTGTTTTTAACTTTACGTCCAACTGTTCATGTTGCATAACTAAGTTATCCGCAAGAATAACGTGTTGTAAATCTAGAATTTTAGATGCCGCTTCGTCTTGCGCGTTTATAAAGGCTTTGTCCTCTTTGGCTTTTGATCGCGCCCTTAATTCCTCGCGGTCGAATTCCTCACGCATTAAATTTTGTTGTGCTTCGCTTAAATTTTCCTTTGATAATGCTTGTGTTCTTGCATTAGCAATAGTTGCCAGTTGTGCTTCCAAAGCCAAATCAATTTGCTTTATTTCAATTTGTTTTCTATCAACAGTTAAGGCTTCAATTTTTAATTCACCCTGTTTACGTTCAATTTCCGTAAGTTGATTCTGTAAAGCAATCTTGGCTTCTAACGCTGTAAGTTCTTTTCTGTTGGCATCAAGGTCTTTATTTTTTTCTGCATCTGGTCGCATATCTTCTAATTTGCCTGATGCTTCCCTAGAACCAGATGGCGTGTCATCGCCAAAGACTTTTTGTGCCGCGTAAAAAGCCGCCAATCCAGCCGCGCCAGCGGCTATACCTTTCCATCCTCCCATTGCATTGGTTGCCGCCATCAGTGCTGCATTTGCTGCAATTGCTTTGCGGATTAACATAAATATCTCATACACCTTGGTCAGTTGACCTATGAGATAAACAGAGCCTATGGCAAACAGCGCGGCTTTAAATGTTTCAACTTTTACCAGCCCATCGCCATCAGTAAAAGGTGAAATAACATCAGCAAAAGCCAACTTCAAATTATCCATAGAAGTTTTTAATTGATCTGAAACGTCACCTAATTTTTTTATTGCAGCCTCATTTTTTCGATAGGCTTCAACAGACATATTTAGTTTTGCGGCAACTTCACCAATTGCTAAACCAATGCCTTGCTTGCCAAGCATTTCTTTAACCAACTTAACACGTTGATAGGTACTTAGGCTTTGCTCATTCAGCGCATTAAAAATTCTATTTATTGCGTCTTCAGGCTTAAGGTTTTTTAATTCTTCAAATGTAATTCCAAGACGTTCAAATTGCGATATTGCGGCTTCATTGCCGCCTTGCGCTTCTTCAATTTTTGTAAACAGCGTAGACAGCATCTTTGATGCGCCTTCTGCATTGCCGCCCGAGGTCTTAATGGCATCTTTAAATTGCAAAACTTTGGCAACTGAAATTTCAAATCCCTTTGCTAAATCTTGCGTGGCATTAGCAAATTCCAAAGTCTGTTGCGTTAAAGCGGCAAAGCCTAAACCTCCAAGTCCTGTAGCCCCTCCAAGACTTCGCAAAATTCCACCTAATGATTTAAAGTCACCAGTTAAATTATTAACGGCTTTTTGCAAATCTTTAGCCTGTTGTTTTGCTTTAGCCGTGGCTTGGTCCCACTCTACCGTGACCAGACCAAGTTTGACTGAGAGTGAACCAATGACTGCCATTATTTTTTCCCCTTACCTTTTGTCCAAGGTCCTGTTTCAATCAGTTCTTGTAATTTGTATCCAAAAATTGTAATCACCCGATCAATATTGCTTTCCAAGCCAGCGCGTATAAACGGGCGTGCAGATACCTCTGCCGTACCAAATTCCATTGCAAGAGCCACTGGCCTATTGGTGTAGGTCACACGTTCTTTCCCTTTACTGGTAATGGTTGTGTGCTTGTCGCTGTCGTCCCGCCTTGCACTTACTGTTACGCGGGTTATAAATGTTTCGCCTCTGTATGACCCTGATGCTTTGTCGCGCGTAGTAGCGCGATGCGTTTTTAAATAAATATGCTCTTTTAATTGTCCAGTATCTTGTGGCGCATTCTCTTTAACTGATTGCAAAACTGGGACCATCGCCGCACCCATGGCGCGTTTCCAAATGCGGTCGGTCTTTTGCTTACCAAACTCCAAAGCCAATGCGTCCATTGTTTTAAACAAATCGTCAAAGCCTGATATGTCAACTGTTGAGTTTTGCATTGGCAAACCTATTTATGGCAAAGCCTTTGGCTTGACTTGCAAAACCAAGCAACCCATTGCTGGCGGCTTGTGCGGGACTTGTATCATTGTCAGGGTCTGTCGAGTATTCGACCACCCAAGGGAAAACTTCGTTAACTTTAATTGCTGGCGTACCCGGATTGCGCATATAGTTAAACACAGCGGCAGTCACTGGTGTCAGTGCTTCAAAGATTCCTTTGTTACCTAGCAAGCCATCCGTATACATAACTTGTATCTCCGTAAACAGTTCCTCATCCAGCGAATCAACATACTGTTCGGTATGCCCATTAAACACCATCGCCGCAACAACTTGTCTACGCAGTGACCGCCTTAGTTTTTTTTTGCGGTTCGGTAATCTGGCTTTATCGCGGCTTCAATATCTTCTACCATTTGCTTTATGACTGGCTCTGGAAATTCCTCGGCAATTTCGTCATAGTTTTCCGTGATTGGTTCGCCAGTCTCGGATTGCAACAAGTAAAAGTATTCTTGCACCTTAGTTTCCCACATTGCTTGAAATGTGGCAACTTGTCTAACACTACTACCTTGAACAAATACATCGTCATCAGTCATGCTGATGCCGCTTTCACTTTCAGCCATTGCTTTGGCAAATTCCTCGCCACCGTCAAGTATGGTTTTTTTCAGCGGGTCAGCCAGTTTGTTGTAGAGGGCTTCAATATGTTCTGGACTTGGTTTGGAAATTTTTTCAATCATTTCCTCCATCTGTTTTTTTAGCGGTATGCGTACACGCAAAGAAAATCGGGCATTACCAATTTCCAAATTGATGGTTTTAATTTTTGCTTGGTCGCGGCTTTGTTCGTATGACTTACCAAGTTTGGTTGCTAGTTTCATGTCTTATCCTTTGAGCATCTTGTCGTATATTTCGTTGTTTAATTCAACAACGTATTTAATCACCTCGGTTGGTGACATTGTGTTTGCGTGTGCAACGGCAATTCTGTATGCAAGGTCAATGCCCGCAAGACGTTGCTGTTGAAAGCCAAACCAGTTTTTTTGCCCAGTGGCATTTAAACTGATAAGGTAATTCAACAGCGCGTCAGAGTTATTTATTTGTTGTGTCATATCTTGTAGAAAAGCCCCCGTAGGGGCTTTGCCATTAAGGATTGTTAGACCAGCCGTAGGAACTGCCGCCTACTGGGTGAATGGTAAATTCAAACTTGCCCTCAGCACTTGGTGACATATCCCATTTCAAGCCGCCAACGCGACCGTTAAATGCATAAGCCACGGTATCCGTGCCGTCATAAACTGCAATGACATAGGTGCGAATAATTGTGCCGCTGTAACCGTCATCACGAATTTGCAACTGCGCAGCATCAGCAGGATTCCACGGCGCGGTAATGGTCAGCGAGGTCACCTGATTTTGTGTGGTGATTTTTGCGCCAGTACGTTGTCCAGCAATAGAGTAGGCGGCAAACGCATCGTCTGCGCCAAATGCTGGTACTGCCTCTACGGGAATTGAAAAACAGGTTTGTCCACCACCTGATTGACTACCAGTGCCGCCAGCACTTGCGCCAATTAATTCGGCAACCTGCGCAGTCCAGACGGACAAATTTGCATCGCTTAGTGGTGTTGGTATTGCATCGTTTTGCATCCACATTGTTGCAACGTAACCGGGTAAGACTTTATTGATGAGTGCCATTTTTAAGTTCCTTCAAAAGTTGGGTTAAATCAATCGTGTCTTATGTTGGAATGTAAATTGTGCAGTCGATAATTATTTGATTCTGACCTATGGTGTTGTCATAGGTGTTGTAGAGCCAAATGCAATCGGCTTTGGCTATAAAGAAACCTGTGGTGTCGGGGTCGCCAAAAGTGCCTGAATAGCCGTGCAAGGATTGTAGTATGTCATTGGAAAGATTAAAAGCATTGTCCATTGTTTTTGCAAATACCGATATTTGAAATGTCGGTGAGTCAATGCCTTTATTACTTTGCGTCTGACCCGTGTATACGGGCTGATGAATATTGCGCAATTGCCAAGTTAAGAATTTATCTTGCGTTGCCCAGTTGCGATTAAAGTTTGCATACACAGGTACAGGCGTGACAATATCCGACAGTTGCCATTGAATAGCCTCGGCGTACTGGACTGGATTTTGTTGGGTACTCATACTGTTGTGTCAGGGTCGTTGCGGTAACACATTAAAGCCACTGTCATGCGGTCGTTTGATTCCCGCACGTCTGTAATTCGCCAATCAAAGCCGCGCCAAGTAATACTGTACAAATTTTGGTTGTCTACAATTTCCTTGGTGTTTGGCGTGTAGTTCAACGTCAAATTTACGAGGTCAGAATACACGCGATACCGTTCCGATATTCTTACGCTGTTTGCCACATCACCAACCAAGGCGCGTGTTGCAAACCAAGGCGTTATGGTTGTGGTGTACTCGCCAAGGGTATCTGTGCCATTGGTAACGCTGTTGACAGTAATGTTTTCGTACCGTCTAATTGCCATTACATCACCAGTGGTTTGTAGGGTCGCAACAGCGCGGCTACGCCAAATGGCACTTCACGCAAAGGCTTGTCAGATGTATTACTGCGGTTGTTGTATAAATGCGTCAGCATCATCAAGCCCGCTTGTTTTATGACGGGGTACTGCGCAATAAACGCCGCGTTTTGGCTATAGGTCACAACAATGGGATTTGCAACTTCTTGACTGATTTCATTTAGTTGCGTATTTAGTATGACGCGATTGCCTGTTGGGTCATATGAATAATCTGCTGGCGCAACCAAAACAGGCACAGTGTTTGACGCGCCATAGAATTGCACCTTGTTAACAGTCACGCCAGATGCGCCTAAATAGCCCGTTCCAGTCTCAGGCAAGTCTAAGTACAGACTGGTGTTATACAAGCCCGGATTCGCGTAATAAACCCGCCACTGGGTTAAAAATATTGACATGCCGAGGTAGTCTTCAATTGCCATGCGCGTGGCAAGTTCCAGCGAGGACAAATATGTATCTTGGCTCTCATCGTCAAACAAATTTAACTGTTGCGTAATTTCGCTAAGGGTCAGCCATTCAGTAACTATGTCCCGATTGATTTGCTCAAACTTTGCATAGTTATATGGGTTGCGTCCGTTCGCGTAGAACGGCGCAAGCGTCATATTTTCAACAGCCATTGGGTTACCCCTTAGTCAACGCCACGAACACCAGCAAACGGGTCGCGGACAGTACTAGCCATCCGCTTTTCGCACCACAAGGTTATGAACCCGGGCGCAGTCTGTTCAAACGCTTGAATTGTCATCTCCTCAACGTCCGCAATTTGCATAAAACGATTCCAGTTTGCCAAGTACACAGGGTATAGGTCATCAAGATATGGATTAATAATTACTGGTGCGCCAAAGATTGAACCCACTGCGCCGCCATCACGTTCACCTAATTCTAAGAATTTGGGCAAGCCTTGGTCGTCAGCCAAAGTGCGCAGACCCTTTATGTATTTTGGGGTCATGTGCCAAGCAGTGGTGGGCATATTCCAATACTGCGCTGGTAATGCGTCACCCATTGCCACAATTTGCGCATACGTTGGCGAGGTAGCATTTGTCACCACTTGCAAAATAGTATGAATACCATCTGTGATTGCATTGCCACTTGTACCAAACGCCGCCGCTGATGTACTGCCATCATACATAGACAATCCGCGCAAGCCAGCAGTTGCGCCAGTTGTTGTTGTAACCGAACCCGCTTGGTCATTGTTAAGCGCCATTGATGCGGCTTCTGCCTGTGAAAATTCCAACGTCAAGTCTTGCATTAATTCTTCTTGCAAGCCATTAATATCGTCAAGAGCCGCTGTACGAATAGGCAACTGCGCAGACAAAACGCGCGTTGGCAATTGCCATGTATTTGTAGCCGTGCCGGGTGTTCCCGCATTGGGCGTGAATGTGTAGCCCCATGGGTCGGCTTGGTCAAGTGCATTACCAGTCTTGGCAACAAATTGCACTGCTGACATATTGGGTGCTTTAATTTGTAATGCGCCCATACGGAATGGGTTGGCAAATCTTAGAGCCGCAAACGCATCATCAAAATATGTGCGACCACCTACACCCGCGCCTGAACCAGTCAGGGTCGAGGCTTCGCGCAAATCGACATTGACCTTGCGGCCTTCATGCAATGAGGTTTTAATGGCTTCAATAATTTTTTGCGTTGCACTCATCTTTATTCCTTTGGATAAAAAAAAGGGGGGAGAGTTTTTGCCCTCCCCCTTCAACTTATGCTACAGCGTAGCCAGTTGCGGTGGAACGATAACGAATGATGGAGAACGGATCAACCACACTTGAGGCCAAACGTTTTTCGCCATAGAAGGTTATAAAACCGGGCTGTGTTTGTTCGTAGCGGCGCAAAATCATAGACAGTCTGTCCACAATTGTGTGACCACGGCTAAAGTCACCAAAGTACATTGGGTACAAAGATGTTGCGCCGCCGCCGCCTACGCTAATTGGACTGTTAAGGTAAGCGTTTACAACAACGTCAAAACCCAACAATTTACCAACGATGCCTTCGTAAACCGATGGTGCCATACGTTCAAACACAGGCGTATTGTTATCGTCAACCATTCCACGAATGCCAGCAAGCATAATTGGATTGATAATAAAACAATTGCTGGTTGACCAGTATTGTTGTGGCAGATTGTGAATAAACTGAATCAAGTCCGTAAACGTGACGTTGTTCACTGCCGAACCGCCGTTGGTTGTGGTTTGGTCATACGTTGCAATGCTTGACAAGCCATCGGTCGATGCATAACCACTTGTGCCAAATGCTGCCTCACTGATAGTGCCGCCAGCGTATGAGGCATTATTGCCAGCATAAGAATTTAAACCACGCAAGCCGTTTGTACCACCAGTTGCTGTGGTAGTTGAACCAGCCTGATCATCGTTCAAAATCATTGATTGGCCTTCTTGTTGCGAAAATTCCGACAACATATCGTCAACAACGTTTGCTTCCAAACCGTCAATGTCATCCAACGCTGCTGTACGAATTGGGAATTGAACGTTAATGTCTTGCATATTTAATTGCCAAACATTTGTTGCTTGAGTTGTTGCGCCGCCGTTGTTTTGAATTGCATAACCCCAAGCCGCGCCAGCGTTACCTGTTTTGGCACGAAATTGGTAGGTCGAACCATCAGTAGAAACGTTGCGAGATACGCCGCGCATTGGGTTATACAAACGCAGTTTGTGAAACACAGGGTCATACGCAGTACGACCACCAATGCCAGCACCCGAGGACGTTAAGGTTGATGCTTCGTTTAAATAAGCCTGATGCTGTGATTCACTATCCCACAATTTAATTTCAGTGTGCAGTTTTGCGCCGCCCTTGTAAAAGGTCGACAACTGTTCGCGCACTTTGCGGTTTACATCGCCGCGCACGGTCTTGTGAGGGGCGCGAATAAATTCGGGCATTTGAATGCTAGCAACCTTGGCTTCCAGCGCGGTCACTTTATCTGCGAATTCTGCTTTGGCAGTTTCAATAGATGCAACGACTTCGGTTTTGTTTGCTTCAATTTTTGCTTCGTTTGCAACAGCAATGCTGTCGATTTTTTCTAATACTTTGTCCATTGACATGATGTGTTCCTTAATTTAAACGGGATTCAAGTGCCTTTGCCAACTCACGCACTTCAAAAGCGGCAAGCAGTGCATCGACTTCGGATACCACCGCATCAGGCTCACCCTGAGTTGGGGCTTCGTCAACTTTTTTGGTGACATCACGTTCTGCCAAAATTCGTTTAACGATAGATGATGCGGTGGTCGCATCCCTTTTGTTCAGACCCGCGTCACGCAGAGCCTTTTCCAAAACTCGCGGATTCAATTGACCTTCAACGTCAAATGCTTCCAGTTTTTGTATTCCCGCCTCGGGATTATTGGGGTACATCACCACGCTGACCTCGCTGAGACCGCCTTTGGTAATTTGAAAATATTCGTCATCATCGCCCATAGTGTCGGGGTCAAATGGTGCGCCTTCGGCATTTACATAACAGGCTTCCTCGGCGTATGCGCCAACAGAAACACCGCCAAACATCTTTGGCGACTCTTTTAAAATTTGGTAAAGGTCGTTACCGCCAACGGTATTTGTGTAAAGGCGACCAGTAGCGGTCATGCCGTCTTCATCAAACATAAATTCATTCCACTCGCCAACAGGCATACCCATGTCGTTGTGGTTTAAAAACATTGGCAGTGGTTTATCAGTCTCTGCAAATTCTTTTGCCCAGTCCATAAAGCCTTCGGGCTGGTAATTAAACTTGCGTCCGTCTGCGCCTTCACGTGCGCCCCAAGTTGTAACGCGGGCTTCAAGTTTCCCGTTTGGCTGGGCGGCCTCGTTTACGTTTTTGACTAGGCTCAGTTGCGCTTCGCAAACTAGGTTCAGAGTTTTGTTCATTTATCACCCCGTTGTGAATAGATTGATTGTCGTCTTTTATCTTATGGGGTTGCACTATGGCGGGAAGTATAACCTGTGGCTTCTTGATTTGTGAAGTTAAATGTGCAAGTGCTTTTTTAAGCAAATTCATTATGTCGCCCCTATATTCATTTTTCTAGACTGCCCGCCGCCGCCGCCGCCAGTATCTTGTGGACTTTGACCCGGCATTGTGTCTAGGTTGCCACCATCGACAGTTAACTCATCAGCCCCTTCAATGGTCGACATATTCATATAAGTTCGCGCCTCATTTGGTGTAATGATTCCATTTTTAACACCCTGTACGGCAAAATTCATTTGGTCCAAAGCCGCGCCTTTTAAAAAGTCCTTGGTGTCAAAACGCACGCACAAATTGGGATAGCCTTTAAACAGCGATTGTTTTAACGACTGCTCTAGGTTAATAACAGTTGGGTACATCGTGGTTTTATAAAACTCATCCAGCAAGGTCTGAGTATTATTAAATTTGCCTTCGGTTACACCAAGCATTTGTGGCGGCACACCAAACAAGGCGCAAATACGTTTCATGGTCTGATCTTTAAGAGCCGCCGCATCTGCGTCTTGCAAAGTCAGCATCTTGATTGGCTCATACTTCATGCCTTGGTCAAGCAACATACCTTGTCCCGCTTTGCTTGGGTCGGTATTACGGCTACCAGTCATTGCGTTCCAAGTTTCTTTAATACGCGCCGCAATTTCCTTAAATTTGCCGTCTGGAATTACTTGGTCGGTGTAAAACACGCCCGATGGCTTTGCGCCGTTTTGCATAATGAAGTTGGCATAGATGTCGATGTCCGAATCTAACGCAACCAATTCAGTTGCAAGAATGGCTTTGTTAAAACCTGACGAACCTTGCCAAGATGCCTCTTGCACATGCATGACTTGGTAATACTCCAATGGCTGGTCTTTGCTAAAACCATAGGACGGCGAGGACAAAACATATTGCGGGTATCGCGTATCAGATAGTCGAACCGTTACCAAGGTCGCATCTAGGTTATACATCTCAATTGGCGTTGCGGTTGCGTCCTTTTGTTTTTCGCGCCACAAGACAGTAAAGGTTTCACCAGCCAAGTCCAACCACATCATCCACTGATACCAAAATTGGTATGAATTCTGAAAGTTGTTTGGGTTCATCAGCAAATTAAGCACTTGCTTGGCTTTGGCTTGATCGCGTTTACCTACTGCGGGGTCTGTAGTGGCATCGACAAATGAACCATCGGGCATTTGCGCCATAACCCTAATGCCGCACTGCGATATGGACCGCGCCTTTATACCAACGCACGACATAATCGTGGCGTTGCGCGTCAGCGCGGACATATCGACAACACGACCAGCGGTGGTATTGCTTGCAGTCGTAACGTATAAAAGTTGCTGTGATGGTTGGTCTTTGTTGCGACCAATGATGACTTGGTTGCCTAATTGCAACTGTCCAAGAACTACGTTTGACTCTTTTTGAGTCTCCCGTTTACCCTTAAAAATATCCCATATTGCCATATAACCCCCGCAAATTTACTCGGATGCTACATCAAAACGCCCGAAAACCAAAACTGCTTGACACATAAGGGTGGTCCAACGAGCAATGCGCGGCAATAATCATTGCAATTATGCCGTCAACCTTTGCGGATTTGTCCGCTTCATTCTTGCGAACCTTAATATTGCCGTTGACATCGGTGTAGCACTCGCAGTTTCCAAGTTGCCAGCCCACAAAAGGGTTGCCATCGTGCTTAATTTGTTTGTTCAGTATCAATTTTTCCACGTATTTGCTTGGGTTATTTAAAGTCGCCATGCCCTGACCAACCTTTTTTACGGGTACGCCAGCATCGTGTAGTCTTGCCACCATAGAAGCCGCGTTATATGCGTCATAGCCTACCTCTTTAATGTCATACTTGTTGCATCGGTCATTAATTATGTAGTCGCTGATTTCGCGGTCGTCCATAACATTGCCCTCGGTTAGATGCAAGATGCCGCTGGCGATGGCAACATTAAAAATGTCTAAATAATGCTTGGGAACAAACTGAAGGCTTTGCTCAGGCAAAAAGAATTTCCACTCTGCTTGATAGTCTAAATCGCCAAACCGCTTTAACGTACAAACCGCGTTTAAATCGCGGGTAGCCGCCAAGTCAAAGCCAAGAAAAACGGCCTCAGGTTCTTTTTCTTTTTGCAGTATCCAGCAAGCAGGGTCATCCCAATGGGCGCGGTCAAGCCACGCGGCGTTTGCCGATACCCACACGTTAAGAGTCTTGCAAAGGAATTCATTTAAAGCGGCTGGTTTATGTTTGGCTTCCTCGGCCCGGGCGGCAATGGCTTCCTCAAATACGCTGATGCCGTGCATAGGGTTTGCCTTTGCCCAGTTGCTTGGTTCGCGCCAGTCATCGCCAAGGTCAAGGCCGTAGAGCAACCCAAACCAGCGCGGGTTTTCCGATGCCTCGCCGCGCAGAATTGACTGAAGCATGGACAAATCTTCATAGAATTTTGTGTCCTTGGTAAAACTTGCCGTGGTGATGTAAATGCGCAACGGGTTTTGTCGCGCCACCATACCAGAATGTAATACCTCTATTGAGTTGCGGTCAATAATTTGCGCAGCCTCATCAACTACCACGCACGATGGGTTTTTGCCATCACCTGATTTTTTTGTATCGCGGCTTAAGGCTTTAAACATCGACTGAATGTCACCGCGTTTGCCAACCTGATACTTGCTCAAGGTAAATAGGTCTGCCAGTTCTTTTGGCATGGCCTCAATAAAACCCTTGGATGCGTCAAAAACAATCGTTGCTTGTTCGCGGCTGGTTGCCAACGTAAAAACCTCTGCGCCAGCCTCACCGCATAATAGTTCGTATAAAGCAATAACAGCCGTCAGTGTGGACTTGCCCGCTTTGCGTGGAATAAAAAGTATGACATCGGTAACCATCCGCTTGGTCAAATCTTTTTTACTGCGAAAGCCGTAGACCGCGCAAACCAGCAAAATTTGAAATGGCTCTAGGACAATAGGCTCGCCCGCTTGCGGTCCTTTGGTATGGCGTAGGGTTGCTGCAAATTGCAAAACGTGCGCTGGAAAGCGCCAGTCATAGACCCATTCCCATTCTTGGTTTTCCAGTTGGTTTATAAACCGCTGGCAAGCCAGTCGAACATCATTACAAACATTTATTTCGCCTTTGGCTACCGCGTGTGCATAGGCAACACCGTCTTCCCATCTCATTGGGCAAGGGGTCCTTTGAGGAATTGCGACACGGGACTGTCTTCCTCCATTTTGCCAGCGGACAATCTACTGCGTGGCGTGAGTCCCATTTCATTCATCAGTTGAATAATCAGGGTCATGGTTTTGTTGCGCACGGTCAAGTAAGGGTTAGGCCCTACTGTCTGCCCGTTGTTGAATCGCGTGATGATGCCATTGGCCTCAATCATTCGGGTGCACTTGATGTATGTCTCAATGTGGTCGGCAAGCATAGCCAGCGTGTGCTTGTCTTGATCATTGCCGATGCCGTAGACCTCATACAAAAAATTGGCGGTTTCTTCGATAAAGGTTGCTTTGTTCCAACTGTCGGGATTGTCAACCCATTCGGCTTTAGGGATTCTTTTTTTAAGTCCATCGGGTAAAGCCGTAGGCATTCCTTTTCGTGGGACAGTCCCATCGACCAAGTGCAGTTCGGGCGGTTTTTTGTTCATGGGGGCATCATACAATACATACCCCCCTTGCGTCAAATTACATTGCGGAAAATTCAGGGACGCGACTTGCTTCCCTCCTTTCTTCCCTTCTCAGATCGGAAGAGCA